TGGCAGTAGCAGATCGTGCAAGCGCCCGTCAGATGCAGATGACTACAGGTAGCTTTATTCCTCCAGCGTTGTCTGTGATGATTGTGCTGGCTTGGGCAGCAGTGCAGTTTTTCCTATTGACTCATGTTATTGAGCCGACCATGCGTGAATTGATTGCCCGTGTATTGGGTACGCTAGATGGCGCTTTGATGCTTGTCCTATCGTTTTACTTTGGTTCGTCTTCTGGTTCTCAGGCCAAAGACGCTATGCTCCATCAATCGAGTCCAACAAAATGACCATACTTACCAAAAACTTCACTCTTGAAGAGCTTACACACACCGATCACAGGGAGTTTTCAAATGAACCTAATGAATCTGAAAGAGCAAATCTTGTCCGCCTTGCAGTCTTTTTGGAGCAAGTTAAAGAGCTACTGGGCGGCAAGCCGATCATGGTTAACTCAGCGTTTCGGTCAAAAGCCGTGAATGATGCGGTCGGATCGAAAGACTCGTCTCAGCATAGGGTCGGCTGTGCGGCTGACCTGCGTGTCCCTGGAATGACTCCAGATGAAGTTGTTAAGTCTGTTATTGCTAGTGGTTTACCCTTTGACCAGGTAATTCGTGAGTTTGACCGCTGGACGCATATTAGTGTGCCAAACAGTCCTGAAATGAATCCTAGACGGCAAGCACTTATCATTGATAAAATGGGTACAAGAGTATACTCATAAAGCATCATGCCACTAAAAGCCATACGATTTAGACCTGGGGTCAACAAGGAAAATACCCGCTATACAGTCGAGATGGTGGGCACTACCTCATCCAACTTTCCTACAATGGCGGGTTGGTATGTATCTGAGAAAGTAAGATTCAGGTCAGGAACTCCAGAAAAGATAGGTGGATGGTATCCCGTCAGTGCTGTTAAATATATTGGCGTATGCCGATCATTGTTTGTTTGGTCTACTTTAGATGGAACAGGTTTAACAGGTGTAGGAACTAATTCAAAGTTCTATATTAATCGAGGTAGTGGTTATTACGATATCACTCCAATCAGATACTCGGTAACGCTGGGCACAAATCCTTTTCAGACTTACATCAGTAGTGCAACCGTAACGGTAACTGCCGCCACGCATGGCGCATATGCAGGGGACTATGTAACCTTTTCTGGTGCTACTGCTGTCAATGGATTAACACTTAACGGTTCGTACCAGATAGCTACAATTGTTGACACAAATACATACACTATAACTGCATCTACTACTGCTTCAGGTAATGGTACTGGAGGCGGTTCTTCTGTTCTTGCCAAATATCAGATCCATGCTGGCCCTGCTACACAGATTCCCATTACAGGATGGGGTGCTGGTTACTATGGTGATGGCAATTGGAATACTGGTAGTATCAGTTATGAATCTCTTAGACTATGGAGTCAAGCTAACTTTGGTGAAAACTTAATATTCTGTCCTAGAGGTGGCGCGCTTTATTATTGGACGGTGGCTAGCGGTTTTAGTGCAGTTGGCTTACCTGTAACAGGACTATCTGGTGCATCTGATGTTCCCCTTACCGCTAATTTTATTTTTGTTTCCGATGCTAGCCGTTTTGTTTTTGCATTTGGCACTAATCCTTTAGGTTCAGCTATTAAAGACCCGATGTTAATTAGATGGTCAGACCAAGAATCTTTGACCATGTGGACACCTGCTGTAACTAATCAAGCAGGGGACGTTCGCCTATCTCGAGGCACTCAATTAATTACTTGCGTTCAAAACCGCCAAGAGATTGTAGTTTGGACAGATACATCTGTTTATTCATTACAGTATGTTGGAACCCCTGCGGTGTGGAGTTCTCAGATTGTTGGTGATAATGTCACTATCATGAGTCCAAACGCTGCTATTTTGGCAGCGGGTACATCTTACTGGATGGGCATCGATAAGTTTTATCAATACAGCGGAACAGTTAAAACCCTACGTTGTGACCTAAGAGAATATATATTTTCAGACATTAATTTGTTTCAAACTCAGCAAGTATTTGCTGGGGCGGTAGAGTCATTTAACGAAGTATGGTGGTTCTATTGTTCTGCAAATAGCGATACGGTAAACAGATATGTTGTTTATAACTATGTAGAAGACATTTGGTATTACGGCACAATGGGCAGGACAGCGTGGCTAGATTCAACAGTCTTCCATAATCCAATTGCCGCTACGTATGACAATACACTTGTCTATCATGAGTATGGACTTGATGACAATACAACAGGAGTTAATAATCCTATTGATGCTTATATTGAGTCTGCTGAATTTGACGTGGATGACGGACAAAAGTTTGGGTTTATAAGGCGCATATTGCCTGACGTATCATTTAAAAACTCTACAGCAAGTACCCCACAAGTCACAATGACATTGATACCTATGCAGAACTCGGGTTCTGGATATAACGTACCCCAGTCTACTGGAGGAAGCAACATAGCTACAATAAATAGGACAGCAACAGCTCCTATTGAACAGTTTACTGGGCAAGTATTTATACGTCTGCGGGGTCGCCAAATGATCTTTAAGATTGAAGGAAACCAAGTTGGTTTGCAATGGCAGTTGGGTACGCCTAGGATTGACATACAGCCAGATGGCACAAGGGGTAATACATGACAATACCTACCAAAGTTGTAGCCCCCAATTTACCATTGCCTCCTAAAGATTATGAACAGTTTCATCTAGAAAATTTAACCAAGGTTTTGCGTTTGTATTTTAATAATTTAGATAACATCAACGCAATTAATACAGATCAAATTTCTACTAACCAAACTCTTATTTGGCTGGGGGTTTAATGGCTAACTATCAAAATGTTACACCGATACAATTGGCACAGGCTGCGTTAACAACCAGCTACGTTACGTTATACACGGTTCCTACAAATGCAACTACCCCCACCCGCACTTATTTAAAACAAATAGATGTTTGTAATACAACAGGAAGCGCAATCACTTTTAACTTTCATATTGTTCTTGCAACATTTAGTGCGGGTACGCAGAACGCATTATTTTATGCGCAATCTGTTCCTGCGAATACCACCTTTTCTTATTTTGGTGTACAAGTTTTACCGACTAGTTCATTTTTATCTGCCAAAGCATCGGCTACAGGATTGACCATAAACATTAGTGGCGGAGAGGCTGTGTAATGGCAGATTATTCATCACAACAAATAGCAGATTACATCCAAGGCATCCAAGCTAATGGCGGGGGCTATGCGGAAATTGCTGCGGCAATGAATCAGTTTGGGGTAAGTCCTGCGCAAGTTGCTGCCGCAACAGGCATGGATACTGCACAAGTTCAAAGTTTGTATAACCAATACGCGCCTACTGGGATAGCGTCTTTACCTATTGCTACGCCAACTCCTTCGCCTGCGCCTGCGCCAACTCCTATAACTGAACCAACTCCAACGCCTACATATAAATCAGCCGCGGATATATTAAATGCATTACAAAGCGGAGCTTTAAACCAAACTACAGTAGCCCCTGCTTTACAGCAAGTTGCTAATCAAATAGTTCAGTCCCCTGTTTCAACTTCTGCTCCTGTAGTAGAGCCTACTCCAGTTGTTGCTGCGCCTGTGGTTGCTGCCCCTGTAGTATCAACTGCTCCTACCTCTACACCTATACCCGACGCTTTTCAAAAACTTTTAGATGAAAATCAAAATTTAACTCTTGCATACAATGCGGTACAAAAAGGCGGTCAAGTAGTATTAGATAGTTACGACAATGAAACTGGAGAACCTGTTTACGCATTAAATAATAGGATTGTTACTAAAAACCCAAATGGTACATTTTCATTTCAATCTGGTAATAATATTCATGGCGGTACAGATACTTATACTTTTAATGTAGATGCGCAAGGTAATGTCGTACCACCTAAAGATCCTTTAGCCGCCTACTCATACACGCCTGGTTCAAAGTCATCTTCAATAGATGCTCTTACTACAGGTGTTAAAACGATAGTACAATCTGCTACGCCTGGCATTAGCATGATTTTGTCTGCGTTACCAGCAACTGCGCCTTTTGTGGCGGCATACAATGCGGCAAACAGTATTGCAAGTGGGAAAATAAATGCCAATACTTTTGTTAATATTGGTAGCGCAATTACTGGATTTAGTAATATGGGGGGAGCCCCTGTAGATCAGGTATTAAATAATGATGGATCGGTAACTTCATACTATAAAGATTCAAATGGCAATTTAACCTCTAATGTTACCAATGTTAATTCAGGTGATACTACCAATTGGGTAAGACAAAACACACCAACAATTAATACTACCAAGAATGTTATTTCTGGTTTAGATGCCGCAAGCAAGAAAAATGTTGTTGGCGCTTTAGCTTCGGTCGCTAATGTAACAGGTAACAATGACGCTAAAATAGCTGCTAATATAGCTGCTTTAGCACAGGGTATAGATCAAGGTGGTTTAGCAGGCGCCACAGCCGCTACATTGGCAATTGGTAATTTAACCGAAAGCACGAATGCTAAAGCCGCTGCCGCTGCATTAAGTCTACAAAATGCACTTAATTCTAATAACCCGTCGGCAATTAATTCATCGTTTCAGAATTTAATAAATACATTAGGTGGATCTACTTCTACTTCTACATCAACAACTGCGCCAAGCACTAAAGTATCTGATGCATCTACAACTACAACAGATCCATTCTTAACTGCCGCAAATGCAGTATCAAGTAATTTAAATACCAGCCTTCCAGGATTTACTACCTCTACAACTGGTGGAACTAATTTAGCTTCTGCCGCTACAAATACTGCATCTGACGCTGGTACTGGTATTAATGTAACTGAGCCAACAAGAAATGTGGTGTTGGGAAAAGGAGCAAATGGATGGGGAACGGATTACCAAATATATGACCAGTCTGGAGATCGCATAGGAACTGGTTCTGCATATGATGTAACAAACCCAAATCCTAAGATGACTTTGCCAAGTGGCTTGGCATATGCAAGCATAGATGATCCAAGTGCAAAAATTGTTAATGGCCCTGATGGTTATCCATATGCCGTAAAAGAAACAACGCCAGGAGCATTTAATAATTTACTTGACTCTGGTAATGGCGTATTAAATTTTACTTCTGGGACAACTCCTAGTTCTGCGGCTTCCACAACAGGTACATCTACTACAGAGCTACCTGCAAACATGACGGCAGATCAAACCAATTTAATGAAACAAATTGGTGCTTTTTTTAGTTATGGTGATTCTGATCCTAATGCGATATATAGGGCTTTATTTGGTAGCGGTTCTTCTGGCCCGCAAGGTAGCGGTAGCATTATTACTTTTGGAACTCAACAAGAAAAAGATGATGCAATTAAAAAAGCTACTGATGCTTTAAAGGATGTCGTATTCCCAGATGCAGTAACGCAAAATATTTTAAATACTTTAAGTAATGCGCCAATAAAAGAATCTGCTACTAGTGCGCCTTCTACATCTGCGCCTACTGGTGGAACAACTGCGGGTACTGCAACAACAAATACCGAATCAACTGCTACTAGTGCGCCTTCTACATCTGCGCCTACTGGTGGAACAA